CATCTGGATCTATTGATGTATCTAAAGCGTGGCCTGACGGGTACGATGAGATACGTGCGCTATCTGCACACAACAACCTGTTAATTATCTTTGGCAAGCACAGCATTCTTGTGTATCAAGGCGCTGACTCACCAGCTAATATGTCTTTAGCAGATACTATTGCAGGTGTTGGTTGCGTATGCCGTAACTCTGTACAGCACATTGGCACAGATGTACTGTTTGTAGCGCAGTCAGGATTGCGTAGCTTTGGGCGTACTATCCAAGAAAAGTCTATGCCGTTGTCTGATCTAAGCTTAAACATTAAGACTGAGTTTGTTCAGGCAATTGAAAACAGAACGTCACCTACGTCATCTGCATACAGCCCAGAGTTTTCGTTTTACTTAGTTACGTTCCCAGACAGCAACATTACTTATTGTTTTGATTTAAAGACACGTTTAGATAACGGAGCGTACCGAGTAACACGTTGGCCGTCCAGCCCGTTTACTTCTTTTGAGCGCCTTACTGATGGCTCTTTGTACGTAGGAAGCTTGGAAGGTGTTGGAGAATACGCTGGTTATTCTGACAACAACAAGAGTTATCGTTTTAGGTACTACAGTCCCGGACTGACCTTTGGTGATGCTTCTACACTAAAGATACTAAAGAAGTTGCGCCCTACTATTGTTGGTGCTAACAACGCTACTGTATTTATTAACTGGTCATACGATTTAAGCACTGCGTATTCAACTCAATCCTACACTGTGGGTAGCCAGATAACTGGATTTTATAACGTTAGTGAGTACACTGAGGTTGAGTACACTGGCGGTGAGTTAATTGGACGTAGGGTTGTTAACACTACAGGTAGCGGAACAATTATTACAATAGGTATGGAATCAGACATCAATGGCTTTCCATTGTCTCTACAAGAAATCAACGTACTAGCATTAATAGGTAAAACAATATGAGCAACTATACAGTAACGACAGACTTTGCTGCCAAGGATTCGTTGCCTTCTGGAGACAGTGGCAAGATCATTCGTGGCTCTGAGTTTACTACAGAATTTAATAACATTTCGACAGCAATTGCGTCTAAAGCAAACACAGCTAGTCCTACCTTTACAGGTACGGTTACGATTCCTGCGTTGACGTTTACAGGCACGTTGTCTACAGGGACTATTGATGGAGGGTCGTACTAATGAGTTTTCTTTCAGATCTTATTGGGGGTCTTAGTAAAGAGGCGAAAGCAGCAACAGCCGCAGGTATAGGAGCAGGTGCTTTAGGTGCTATTTACAAAGGTTATGATGAACTGGGCGGCATTGGAAGCACTGCTTATGATCGCAGTCGTGACATTGCGCAGCAAGGTTTAGAGCAAACGCAGTTTAAACCGTTTACTGTTAGGTCTAGCACTGGCGGAATGTTTAGTGCCGACCAAGGCGGTAACGTAGGAATGACGCTTAGTCCTCAAGAGCAAGCAATACAGGATGCTCTTATGTCTCAAGCTCAGCAAGGCATTGCCGGTGGTTTTGCTGGCGACCCTATGCAACAAGCTGCTGCTGAACAGGCATACGGACTTGGCGGTCAGTTTATGGGCATGGCTGGCGCAGACCCTATGCAGCGAGAGCAAGACGTGTATCAACGCATACGTGCAGCGCAGAGTCCCGAAGAGCAACGCCAACGTTTAATGCTTGAAGAGCGTCTTGCAAATCAAGGACGTTTGGGTGTTCAAACAAATATGTTTGGCGGTACGCCTGAGCAACTTGCGTTGTCTAAAGCACAAGCTGAAGCTCAAAACCAAGCAGCTCTTATGGCTATGCAGCAAGCACAGGCAGAGCAGTTACAGCAAGCTAACATTGGTTCTACGTTTGCTGGTTTAGGTTCGCAGCTAGGTGCTCGTGATCTTTTAGCACAACAGGCACAGCAGCAGTTAGCCTTTGGTAATCTGACAGGGGCGTACGCACCACAGAATCAACTACTACAAGCACAACAAGCGTCTCAACTCTTTCCGCAGCTACAACAAAGAAGCCAGCTTCAAGGTGCTGGGTTGTTCGGTGAAGCATCTATGGGCGGTCTTGAAGCGTATCTTGGAGCAGGTCTGGGACAAGCTAACTTGTTAGGTGCGTTAGGCACTGGTTTGCTTTCTGGGTTGTTTAAATAATTAGGAGAATATAATGGCACGTTTTGGACAAGGTTTTATACAGGCATTAACTAATCCTAGTTATCAACAAGGTTTGTTTACGGCTGCGCAAAGCGTAGGAGCTGCTCCGGGTGTTGCTGCTGCTGAGCAAAAACAAAAAGAGCAAGAAAGTGAGTTAATGAATTATGTTTCTGCGCTAAGCCAAAAGACAATGCCGCCAGCAGGAATGGCAGCTCAGCGTGAGAGCCTTTTAAACAGCGGCATCTCTCTTGAGAAAATACTTGCGGCAGAAAATCTAGGAGCAAAGCAAAGAGACCAAGGTATTGCTAGGCTAGAAGCAGGTCAGGTTTCTATTAATGCGCAAGCTAAAGAGGCTCGACGTAAGCAGCTAGAGATGAACGCTGTCAATAAAGCAACGACTTTAGGACGTCCTAACGATGCTGCTGCATTGGCTGGTGCTGATGAAGCTACGTTGCGTAGTTACTTAATGCAAAGACCAGAAGCCGAGTATGATATATCTGAGCAAACAATAATAAAAGACGGCGTTCCTACTGTTGTTCAGGTGGCGACTAATAAAAAGAATCCTACCGAAAGAACTATAACGCCGATTGGACAAGCAACATCAAAAGAAGCAAACAAGTCTTTATCAAATGAGTTTTCTGAAGCAGGTTTAGAGGTAGATTTAAGTACTATTGATGGTCTTACACAAGCGCGTGAATTTGCTCTTTCAAATTTAAACAACGCTTCGTTGGCTAATACTCTAACTAGTATGATTGAGGAAAAGCTTCCGATAAAAACATCAGATGCTATAAAGTTAATGCGAGAAGTAAACCCAGCAATCGTTAAGGATGAAGAATCTTTAGAGGTGGTAGGACGTTTTAAAGCTTTAAACGAACTAGCATCGGACGACATTGCCGGTCTGCGCGCTCTTATAGAAAGAACTGTAACGGCTACTACAGAAAATGATTTACGCGCCGTAGCAGAATTAGAACGCTTTAGAGGATCTAGTTCTTTAGATCAGCGTTTGAAAGACTGGGCGCTTGGTTTAACTGTTGGTACTCTTTCTAAAGAAACAAGAGAAGAATATAACCAAGTAATGACGGGTCTTCAAAAGTTAGCTGAAAATAGAATCTCTAATTCTATTGATAATTTTATATTGACTGCTAACACAGATAAAGAAAGACAGGCGGCAGAAACTGCGCGTGATTATTTGACAGGAAGCTTTGAAGGTGCAAGGATACTTGACTAATGGCTAAAAAAATATCGAGAGTAGAGCTTGGAGACGGAAGCGTAGTTACAGTTGAGCATCCTGAAAAGTGGGATGCTTCTCAGATAAAAGCGTTTGCACGTCTAAATAAAAAGCCTAGCAAAACAAAATCAGTTAATACTGTTACTGATAACGCAGACGACGCTAATGAAATTTCAACCGCTGATGCTGTTAAGTTAGGTCTTTCTCGTTTTGCTGTTCAGATGATACCTGACGTTTTTCTTCTTAGCTCTGAGGAGAGAAACAAAATGATGCAACAAGCTTTTGAAGAAGGGGTTGTTGAAAATGGAGCAGTGTTCCAAGAAAGAACTGCAAGGCAGATGGCAGGAATACCTGAGCAGGCGCAGTTAAGCTTTGCTGATGAGCTTATAGCGGGTATTTCAGATCCTCTTACTGCTGCTGGTACTCCTTTGCGTAAAGGTGTTACTAGTGCTATAGGTGCTCTTGTGCCTGCCGTAACTTCTACTGTTGCTGGTACTACTGCCGGTATGGTTGCTCCGCAAGTAACCGCTGCGCTAGGCGGTGGAGAATTCGCACAAGAAATTACAGGAGCGTTGGCGGGCGGTACTGTTGGTGCTATAACCGGAGCCGGGATAAGCCCAGTAATAACTACTGTTGTTCGTGCAGGATC